ACGGGCAGGACATACAGACAAGCAAGTCCCTGTCAATGGTGGTGCGGTATGCATCCCGCGGTTACATCCGCAGCATCCTGGTGGATCTGGGGCGTACCGGCGTGGTCATAAGCAGTTAGGAGGCAGCAGATAAATGTTAGAAGTAAATGGGCGCTCTTACTCATGGGGGGATGTGGATCTGGGGATCCCGGGCTTAAACCTGCAGATCCAGTCCATCGACTATGAGGATGAGCTGGAAAAAGAAGAGGTCTATGGAAAGGGGCAGAAGCCCCGCGGGTATGGAGAGGGCAACTATAAGGCGTCGGGCAAGGTTACACTCCTGCGAGATGACTATGACGGGCTGCTGGATTACTGCAAACGGACAGGCACACCATTGTACCGCCTGCTGTTTGGAAAAGTTACAGTCAGCTATGCCAATGACGGGGACCGGACCCGGACGGATGTCTTAAACAAGGTCACGATCACCAAAAACAGCCATAAAGCAGCACAGGGAGACAAATCCTTAAGCGTGGATCTGGATCTGCTGATCGTGGGCGGGATCGTCCGTGACGGCGTCAAACCGATGTAAATTGACAAGATAAATGGCAAAAAGGAGCAGAAAAATGGCAGAAGAAATGAAAAAAGAACAGGAAACAGCAGCGGAAACCCAGCAGAAGGAAGACGCATTGAAGGCAAAGTATGGAAAAATTTACCGGGTAGGGGTGATACTGACGCCGGATGATGATACAGAGATCGCAAAGTGTTATTACTTCCGTGCTCCAAGCGTGGCCAGCTATGACCGTTATGTCAAGACGGCATCCAACAATGCCACCCGTTCCCTTAAAACGTTCCTGATGGATGCAGTCCTCCCGGAGAGCGCCGGGGCCTTAACGGCTGACCTGGAGGAGTATCCGGCCCTGTCCATTTCCGTGGGAGAAAAGCTGCTGGCAATGATGGGACTGTCGAAAGAGACAAATTTAAAAAAGCTCTAAACAGCCACCTGGAGGCGGTCAAAGGAAGCATCTACGAGGCAGGCCGCCTGGAGATCCTTCATTTTGTGCCTCCGGACTGTTTAGGGCAGGCAGATCTTGAACACATGGAACTGGATGAATTTTTGCACTATCTGGCAATGGCGCGGTATATCCAGGAGCTGGAAAGCGCCATTATACAGCGGGGAGTAGTAAGTGCTTTCCCGGAAGAATAACAGAGGAGGGGAAGGATGGGGTTAGAAAGTGTATTTAAACTGTCCTTAATCATGTCCATGGTGGACAATCTGACCTCCCCGTTGTCCAAGGTGCAGGCAGGAGTCGGCGGCTCGGTTTCCAAGCTCCAGAAAATGGAGCAGGGGCTGGGAAGCATGACAAAGACCGGGATCGGTGTGGCAGTGGTCGGTGACCAGATCACGAAGGCTGCGCTTGCACCGGTCCAGGCAACGTTTGATACACGGAGGGCGCTGGGAGAGCTGTCCTCATTAGGTGTTAAGGATTTAAAGACCCTTGAACATGCAGCCACAGACTTCAGCAACACCTGGGCAGGTACGACAAAGGCAGAGTTCATCAGTGCTGCTTATGACATTAAGAGCGGTATTGCCTCGCTGAGTGATGAGGGCGTAGCACAGTTTACAGAACTGTCCGGCCTGACAGCCAAGGCCACCAAGTCTACCGTCGGGGAAATGACTTCCCTGTTTGCTACGGGTTACGGTATTTACAAGGACTATTACAGCGGCATGACGGATATGGAGTTTGGTGAGATGTTTTCCGCCGGGATTGCCAAGTCCGTCCAGCAGTTTAAGACCACCGGATCCGGGATGTCCCAAGCAATCGAATCATTGGGAGCGTCGGCTACCAATGCCAAAGTGCCTTTAGAGGAGCAGCTGAGTATCCTGGGTATGCTCCAGGCGACCATGGGAGGCAGTGAGGCAGGCACAAAATACAATGCGTTCCTAAAGAGTGCTGCCAAGGGAGGCAAGGAGCTGGGGCTTAACTTCCTGGATGCCAATAACCAGCTTCTGTCCATGCCGGAGATCCTGGACAAGCTGCGCGGCAAATTTGGCGAGACCATGGATGCAGCGGAAAAGATCAAGATCCAGGAGGCATTTGGCGACCAGGAGGCTGTGGCACTCATCGACCTTTTGTACAATAAGACAGGAGACCTGCAGAACAATATCCTGTCCCTGTATGACAGCATGGGACAGGGCAGGGGAGTCGCGGAAGGAATGGCAGATGCCATGAACCAGATGGAGCCGGATCAGTTTACGGTCCTGCAGCAAAAGATCCAGAACGTCAAGGAAACACTGGGAAACAGCCTTATGCCGACGGTAAATGTGATGATCGACAAGGGAAGCCAGGCGGTGGATACCGTAGGAAGATGGGCGCAGGAGCATCAGGATCTGGTACAGGTGCTGATGCTGGTGGTCCTGGCGCTTGGCGGATTTTTAACTGTGGCAGGCTCCACGATTGCAGTTGTAGGTGCAGCAGGGCTGGTCTTTACCAAAACAGGAGGTATGGTTGTCGGGTTTATCGGACAGATCAAAAAGCTGCCGGATCTTTTGACAACGATACGGATATACGGTATGTATGCCGGGGATGGGGTAAAAAAAGGCTTCATGCTCATAAAGTCTGCCGGAGGTATTGCACTGGGCGGTGTCAAGCGGCTGGGGACCGGGATCTTTAACATGGGGCGTCAGGCGGTGACTGCGGCAACGACCGCAATGGCCCCTCTGATCACATCGGTCTGGGGGTTTACGGCAGCCCTCCTGGCCAATCCGGTTACATGGGTTGTTATAGCCATGATCGCCCTGATCGCAGTTCTGGTACTGCTGTATAACAAATGTGAATGGTTCCGGGATGGAGTCAATGCTGTGTGGGATTCGATCCTCTCCGGCGGCAGAGCGGTGGTGGATTTTTTTGGCGGGCTCTTTGGCGCTATTGGTTCCGGGATCAGCGCTGTTTTGGGAGCAGCAGAAGCTACCGTAAACGAAAAGCTTGGAAATATGCGGGCCGCATATGAAGCGCACGGAGGCGGCATCACCGGCATAGCAGCGGCTGCGATGGAGGGAATCAAAGGCTTTTATACGGCCGGTTTTACGTTCGTTGATAATCTCACTGGAGGAAAGCTTTCCGCGATCGCGGGTAAATTTACCGGCGGGATCAATAACATTAAGAATACAGTGACCGGTGCAGTGTCCTGGTTTAAGCAGTCAGGTGCAAAGATCATGGATACCTTCACGGAAGGGATCCGGTCTGCGATCAACAAACCGGTGGAGGCAGTGAAAGGCGGGCTGCAGAAGATCCGCAATATGCTTCCCTTCAGTGATGCGAAGACGGGCCCGCTGTCCACACTTACCCTGTCAGGCAGGAGAACCATGAGTACCTATGCCGAGGGGATCAAGCTGGCACAGGATCTGCCGGGACAGGCAGCAGATGCAGCGCTTTCCAATGTCCGCAGCCAGATGTCCAGTGAGGGGATTGAGACAACCAGGGAACCGGTACGGACGCTTCCAAGGGATACTGCCCGTACAGAGAAGGAAAACGTAGTAGAAGAAAAGACCGAAGACAGGGGCCTGACCATCAAAGAACTCCACCTGAAAGTAGATTTTAAGACGATCAAGGAGCTTCCCGCACTGCTGAAACTGCTCAAGGAGATCGAGGAATTTGCCAATGGCAGCGGATCCCTTCCGGGTGATGTTGTGATCGAGGAGGGATAGGCATGGTATATCAGGATGACCAGACGGTCAAGATCGACGATGTGATCCTGCCGGGGCTGGTCAAAAGCATGGAGATTAAAAATGATGCACAGGTGGATGAGCAGGAGGTTGAAGGGCAGAGCAAAAAGCCCAAGCAGGCGACCGGCTATGAGGATGCCAAGATAAACATAGAACTGATCCTTGAGGATACACAGGATGATGCCGGGACAGTCACTATGACCAGGATGCAGAAGCTCCAGCAGATACAGGCGCTGTTCCGGCAGCCGGGCCAGGCCCTGCCCGCAGTCCACCAGATTGTATGCGAAGATACCGCAGTCCGGGGGATTTCCCAGGTCATACTTAAAAATATGACCCATAAGGCGGAAAACAAAAAGCAGCAGATCACAGCCTCCTTAGAACTGTGGGAATATAACACGCTTATAATCTCCGCGGGCAGATCGGCAAGCAACAGCGGTGCCAAAAAAGACGCATCTGTGTCCACAGGGTCTATGCTGAATGAAGACTATAAAAGCTATCTTAAGGATGACAGGGGGACAGCCCCTGCCAGAAAAGAAACAGAACGTGCAGCCGGTAAGCTGTCACAAAGCCCGCAGAAAAAGGCGGTAGCCCAGGTAACCCCATCGGCATCAGCAGGGCTTGGCCGGATCGAAAAAATGCCATTTTAGGAGGCGGATATGGAGTTGTTTTATCCAGGGATAGGGGTCCAGATCGGCGCCTACTCTATCAAAAAAGGGATCGAGATCGAGACCTGTTCGGACGCAGAGTCGTACTTTGACTGGGCCAAGATCCGATTTACCGACCCTTACCAGACCCAGATTGGGATAGCAAAAGGGGATGAAATGAGCATCTATCTGGGCTACAGCGGGATCATGGAGGAAGTTTTTACCGGATATGTAAGCAGCCCCTACAACCGGGCACAGGGGAAAAATGAGATCCTGGCAAAAGATGAGATGCAGCGTCTGGAGGGAGTCACTATATCAGAGACATTTCTGGATGTGACCCCTCAGGAGATTGTCCGGTATCTTCTGGAGGTGGCAGGGATAAGCAACTTCCAGATCTCACAGGAGGTCTACCAGCCGAAAAAGGTCGTGCCGGTTGCACAGAAAAACGGGATACAGGTTTTGGAAGAGATCCGTAGGCTGTGGCAGATCCAGAAGCGGTTTTATTTCTCAGGCGGGGTATTTTACTGGTGTACGAACCCGGAGCAGAAGCAGACCTATCTGTTTGAGTACGGATCCAATATTATCCGCCTGGAGCGGAGCATGGGATCATGGGAACTGGAAACGGTATCCATGCCGTTTATCCATCATTCCCAGACGATCAAGGTCATACATCCCGCGTATACAGGCAGTGCCCTGGTAAAAAAGGTTTTATTTAAGACAAATGATGCCGGTTTTATCCGGACATATATCACGTTTGATTGAACAGTAAGGAGGCAGCCGGATGGGAGGAATGCTGGAGAACATGATCCGCGGGGTCATGGAGAGGAAGATCGGCGAGGAATACCCGCAGGCACAGCTCCCGCCCGTCATGCTGGCACAGGTCAGTGCCGTTTCTGAGTCAGGAAACATAAAAGAGGAGCACAGGCAGGTGCAGGTGGAGCTGGAGGACGGGCCGAGGACTGTAGAGACAGTGATACGGAAAAAAGGTTATGTGTATTCCCTCCGCATCATCGGCAGGGACGGGGAGCCGGACAGCCGGTATCCCGTGATCCCAGGAGTACGGTCACTGATACAGGCGGATCCGGGCGATACAGTGGCGGTTGCTATGCTTTACGGGGCATTGGACCCTTACATCATAGGAGAGGTGATTTGATGGCAGGACTGCATGATACAGACATCCGCCTGTCAGAGGACTGGCAGCTCACTGCATCCAGTACAGGGGATGTCCCCCTGTGCAGTGCCAGGGACTGTTTCTTGCAGGATATCCGGCTGGAGGCAGTCACGACACCGGGAGAGGTATTCTATAATCCGTCCTGGGGCTGGGGATTACAGGAGTACCTGCATAGGGAATATGACAGCATGGCCCAGCTGGAGATCAGCCAGAGGATCCGGAGCAAACTGTCAGAACGTCCGGAAGTGGACAGCCCTACAATCGAGGTACAGATGGAGTTTACAGGGGACCGGATAAGGATCGATATTTATTTCCGGTTTGTGGAGGAGAGCGGGCAGGAGCACCTGCAGGTATCCATTGACCGGGTGCGCGTGGAGGTGGTTGACATTGCTGAATGAAAAAATTTTGGACGAAGTGCTTCCCGTGCCGGAGCTGGCTGAACTGAAGGATCAGACCGTGGAGCAGTTAAAAGAGGAGGGCTTTGCAGTCACCAACTTTTCTGCCGGAGGAGTCTTTTACCACCTTATGCTGATCGCCCTGCAGGTACGCATTGAGCTGGTCCAGCTTCTGCGCATGGTCCTTGGAAATATGTTTGTGTACTCTGCGTCTGATGTGTGGCTGGAGCTTAAGGCAGCAGATTTTTCCAAGCGGCGCAAAGCCGCAGTTAAGACTCAGGGCAAGGTGACCGTCAGCCGGACAAGCCCGGATAAACAGGGCAGTGCTGCCATCGGTGAGGCAGTCAAGATCGCAAAAGGGTATATCTTTAAGACAGCCAAGGATCTTAATGGTGAGGAACTGCGTTTTTTCGTAACAGAAACGACCATCCTGCAAAAAGATACGGACAGCGTGGAGGTGCCGGTTGAGGCAGAGCAGCCGGGGGCAAAGTACAATGTGGGTCCGGGGCAGATCAACAAGTGCCTGATCTATTTAGACGGAGTACAGGGGATCACAAACAGATCCGGCTGGATCACAAAAGAAGGGGCGGATAAAGAGGACCTTGAGAGCCTGCGGTCCAGGGTACTGGGAGCATGGTCCGAACTGTCTACCCTTCCGACCCGTGATAAGTACAAAAATGTCTGTGAGGCGGTGCCGGGTGTCCTGGCAGTAACGGTACATGACCAGCATCCCAGAGGACAGGGAACCGTGGACATCGTGGTTACCAGTACAGCGGGACAGGCTACGGAGGGGCTTCTGGATGCTGTACGCAAGGCAGTGGATACCATAAAAGGGCCCTATGATAATGTACTTGTCAAAAGCTCAGAAACCGTGGAGCAGGATATCTCTGTTACCGTTACGGTTCCTTCCGGGCTGGATACCACAGGATTAAAAGAAATCGCGGAGGCAGGGATCATGCAATATATGCAGATCGGAAAGCAGCGGGTACTGTATGAACTGTATACATTCGACCTTGCCTGTGCAGTCAGGGATGCGATCAAGGGGACGTACCAATACAAAAATATCCGGGTGACGGTTCCTGATAAGGATGTGATCCTGGACAATGACAAGGTGATCACACTGGGAACCTGTACAGTGATGATCGAACAGGGGTAAGGAGGCAGAATGTTTGACAACTATGCGGATTATATGTACAGCCTGCTGACAGCCCCTTTGAAGCAGGTAAAAAAGGCATCGAACCAGTTTTATCTTTTCTTTAAAGTGGTTGGTGCCCTGTATGACCAGACAGTCCAGGATATCCAGAGAGTCCGGGAAGAGAGCATGGTGGCAACGGCCAGCGAGATCATGCTTACAGAGCACGGGCGGGATCGGAATATGCCCCGTCTGGAGAATGAGTCTGTGGAAGATTACAGGATCCGTCTGGCGATGAAAGGGATCCTGGCAGAACAGGCAGGAACCAAGGCAAGCATCGAATTATGCCTGAAAGCGTTCAGCGCTGCGGGAGAAGTGATCCCATATCATACCATCGATCCTGAAAGATGGGCTGAGTTCCTGGTCCGGATCCGGCTGGATATGGACCACAGCTACATCCCTGTGGAGCGTATGAGGGAACAGGTCCGGGAGGTCAAGCCTGCCAGTGCCAGGGACAACTATCAATTTATCATGCAGGCAACAGGCGGAGGCCATGTGGATTACCGTGTCCTGATCCATATGGCGATCAAGGGATATTCCTGGAAAAACCAGAACCCCCTACTTTTAAACGGCCTCTGGCTGCTGGATGGAAGCATGGAATTAAACGGATACAATGACCAGAAAGAAATGCAGGATTACGGTATCCGGATCCGCATGGGGATCACCGGCAGGGTACGGCTGGCCGGAGCTGGCACGATGGACTGCCAAAATACACTGGATGGAGAATGGCTCTTAGATGGCAGCCGGAACTTAGACGGCGGTATTTACTATAAGGAGGCAACGGATCATGTCAAAGCTGATCACAACTAAGATCGGGCTTAAGAAGCTGTGCAAGGCACACGCCGGGGCGATCACCCTCCCGCCTATCACAAAGATGGTATGGGGGTCTGGCGGGCTGGATGAGGGAGGAGATCCCAAGAATGTAACGGGCGATGAGACAGGGCTGTCGGCCCTGCTCCTGGAAAAAGAAATAGATGGATATGATTTTGTCAATGAGTCAGAAACCTCCTGCTGTTACCATGCAACGATACAGGAGGAGGAACTGGTAGGAGAGGCGATCTCGGAGGTGGGGCTTGTGGATTCTGAGGGCGATCTGGTGCGTTACAAGACCATGCCCGCTTTTATCAAGCCGGATGATGTGGCATTACAGTATGATCTGACGGAAGTTTTTGAGGAGGAATAAAAAGTGGCAAATTGCGAGATCAATGGCAAGTTTACCGACCAGATCCCCAAATGGGACCGTAAGACAAGAGCAGACGGCAATGAGATGGGTGGAGTAATTGAGCTGCTTGTCAACAATGATGTCAACTTAAAGAAACGGGCGGAGCTGATGGCAGGGGAGCGGCAGGCAGCCTTCAGCGCAGCAGGCTGGGGAGACGGCCCGCCATATACCCAGACTGTACAGGTGGAAGGGATGAAGGATACAGATAAGCCCATTCCGATGTTTGTGGATGACGGTACAGATGAAAAGGACAGCAAGGGACGGAAAAAGGCTTATGGCTGTATCTCCCATTTTGACAGTGCGGAAGGATCTGTAACAGCAACGTGCCGGTTTAAAAAGCCGACAGCCGATTGTACGGTTAATTTTAAGGGGGTATAGGGATGGCAAGATTTTATCCAGTAGGAGGCTCTGGTGGGGTTTCAGGGAGTGATGACTGTACCGGAACAGCCGCAGAACTGCTGAAAGGCTACACGGGAATACTGAAAGGATCAGATGATGAACCGGTTCAAGGCAGCCTGGAACTGACAGGGAACGCCCAGGCAGCCCATGTGCTGAATGGAGAGACGTTTTATACGAACAATGCCAAAAGCAAACAGACTGGCACCATGCCCAACCGTGGCGATTACAACGGCTGGGGCAACAGCAAGGGCAATGATGCAGGCAATCAGCGGATGTGGGTCAAGGTTCCTAGCGGATATTACAATGAAAACGCCAATGTGTTTTTGTCCTGGGCGGATATCCGTAATATGGCGGGGATTACAGCGGCGAAGATCAAAAAAGGCGAATCGATAATGGGTATTATCGGAAGTTTTGAGGGGTGGGTACCAACGCCTCAGGATCTATATTATAACGGTGTAAATGTTGGGGGATTGCAAATCAACTTGTTTGCGCAAGAGAATACCAGACTACTTATGAAAGGCGACTACTCAACATGGAACCATAGAGCTATTGTTTTCCCAAACACGATTGATGTACGAAGTTATAGTAAGTTGATTTTTGAAGGACAATTTCTTAGATATTGGAAAAATGATCCTGATAATGGCATCCCTCCGTCATGGATCAGTCTTTGTCGATATAAGACGTATAATAGTGATGAGGAGATTGCAAAAGTTAAGTGGGATGGAGGATATGGAGCCTCTATTGGAAATTTTCAACTTGACATTTCACAACTCACTACTTTTGAAGCCAATAAATATTATATCAGTATTGGTTATATTGCCAAGGGGACATATATTACCCGCATTAGATTGGAATAAATTAAGCTATATAAATACGAGTAATAGAACCTCTCCAACCATTGGCAGCGTATGGAAACGAGATTTGCGGTGTAAATGTTACATTTCTATTTATAGAAAATGAAAAACCATTAGCTATAGATACATCCCCCCAGTTTTATTGAGGAAATAATATTATAATTACTGGTTCACGACTATTGCGAAAGGAGATGATTCAAATGATTACATAATCAATTAACAAAACCAGAGCAACTACTAGTATATCTAATTATGGAGGACAAAATTATGGCAAACGCAACAAACAAACATCAGGACAAAAGAACAGCAGAGCAGAGACGCAACGATACAGCCCAAAAGGCAAGACCCAAGGGCGCGCAGGATAATGCCTATGTTACCACTGGCCCAGCGACCGGTAAGGAAGACGAGAGAGCGGTAGGCACAAAAGATAAGTAATCTGTGCGACATCGCAACACAGACAGGCTCTGGGACAATCCTAGAGCCCTTTTTGTTGGAGGTAAGAGGTAATATGATTACAGCAGTATTTACAGATGGTGATGATTGCGTCTGGGCTTACGGCCTATGGCAATGGGATTATGGCCAGCAGCTCCGGATTGAGGGACTACACCTTCCGACAGTGGTGGAGATCCATTTTTCGTTACAGGAAGCAGGCGGAGAGGCCGTCCCCCGCGTGGGAGTGACCAAAGACGGCGTAACAACCGTCACGATTCCAGACAGTATGTTAGAGGGCGCGGGTGCCGTAAGGGATTATCAAGTCTATGCATGGGTGTACCTGTCAGACAGGACATTCGGCGAGACCACTAAACAGATTATGATGAAAGTCAAGGCAAGATCTAAGCCGAAAGCCTTTGAGGCACCGGGAGATGGGGAGATCTTTCGGCAGGCCATCGAGGCCGTCAATGACGCTGCCAAACGGGCAGAAGATGCCGGTGACAAGGCTGTAGTCGCTGCGGATGAGGCCGAAAAAGCAGCCACCCAGACAGCGGAGCATCTGCAAGCTACAGAGGGTCTTGCAGAGCAGGTAGAGACCAATGCCGACACCGTGGCGCAGGATAAGCAGGCTGTAGCAGGGATGCTCTCTCAGACCCAGCAGGCGGCCTCAGATGCGGCGTTATCAGCACAGGCAGCCAAGTTATCAGAGACAGCCGCAGTACAGGCGCAGACGGGCGCTGAGGCGGCTGAGGATGGGGCAAGACAATACGCCGAGGAGACAGGGGCAGACCGGCAGGCAGTTGCCAATGATAAGCAGGTAGTTAGCCAGATGAGGGAAGCCGTGGCGGCAGATCGTCAGGCAGTGGAGCAGACAGCTGCGCAGTTTGGACAGACTGCCCAAGATGCGCTTACAGCCATAGGGCAGGCTCAGAGCACAGCTGTGGGAGCTGTTAAGGCCGAGGGCAATAAACAGACCACAGCGGTACAGGAGGCAGGTACACAGGCAGTCCGTGAGGTTGCTGAGGCCAAGACTACAGCAGTACAGGCAGTCACCACGGAGGGCGATAAGCAGACCAAAAGGGTTGAGGATGCGGCTGCCGGGATTATAGCGGATAGGGAGCAGATCAACCAGAATAAGGCTGATATAGCCGGCCTGGTGGAAGGGATGACAGATCTGGCACCGGCAATCCTTAATACAGCGTCCGACTCCGTCATTACCGCCGATGATGCCGCAGAGGATCGTCCGTTCCGGGGGCTGAGGGTGTTTGGGAAGAGTACGCAGGATGGGACACCGACACCAGAAGCACCGATACCGATAGTGAGTGCTGGGGAGGACGGGAGTATTGAAGTTAAGGTGACAGGGAAGAACCTGTTAACAGGTAGGCTGTACTATATTGATTACTCAATGGGGGCTGGTTTTATAAAAAATGAAAATGAAGTATCATTACCATATGCACCAAAATCGGAAACATCTGGTATTGGATATGTAATCCCGTGTGCACCAGAAAAACACTACGCATTTAGTGTTACTAATCCTAATGAGAATGCCGTTGTTGCCATATCAGAGTACAAAACGCTTGAGGATGCAAAAAATAAAGAAAATGCCATTGGTTTTGTTGTTCCAAGTTTAGCTTCTCCTTATAAGTCAGTCTATACATCAAAGGGAAATGGAGTACTTGTGTGTTGGATAGCAGGAAAATGGACAGACGGAAAAACAACTATCCATGAATGCACAGAATCCGAGCTATTGCAACTCGAAATCGGTTCTGAAGCAACCACCTACGAACCCTACCGTACCCCTCAGATCCTCACTCTCCAAACCCCTAACGGCCTCCCCGGTGTACCAGTTAGCAAGGATGGCAACTACACGGATCAAAACGGCCAGCAGTGGGTGTGTGATGAGATTGACTTGGGGCGCGGGAAGTATGTGCAGAGAATCGAAGAACATATTCTTAAATCAAAAAACATTACTTCTATCACTAACTCCAGACAGATAAATAGCGAGTATTATGGTATTGAATATAATGGGTGTACTAAGGATTTTGTTGGCAAATTTGGTAATGGTGTCTTATGCGATAAACTTGCATTTGTTAAACCAAACTCAAATATAAACGGACACGAAATAACATATGCTCCTGGCAATGGTATTATTGTTTTTGGCTTAAAGAAATCCCTCGTTCCAAGTGGGGATTTAGATGAAATTAGAAATTATATTACTAGCAATAATTTTGCCTTTTTAATTCTGATTGATAGTCCGATAGAAAAAGATTTAACTCCAGAGGAAATTACAGAGTATAAAAAGACACACACCAACTACCCGACCACCGTTATCACAAACGATGCCGGGGCGCATATGGAAGTCAGCTATGTGGCAGATACTGGAATCTATATCCGGAACATGGAATCGCGGTTGAGTGCCCAGCTGGTTAATATCCAGTCTGCATTGATTAGTCAAAAAACCAGTGGGGGGGGGGCATTTAACAATAGCCGATAGCTCACCACTGCCGGTAGAGGAGTTTTCCATGACCGGTAAGACAATCCAGATACAGACGACAGGGAAGAATCTGTTAAAACCTAACGATTATAATGTATATCATGAGTTACCATTGAAAGCTGGCACTGTTGTTACATTAATGACAAATGGGCAATTGTCGGAGGGCGGTAATATTAAATTCATCGGAATGGAAAATGAAAACGTTTGGTTTGCTATTGATAAAGGACAAACCAGAGTTTGTCATTCTATAGGGAATAAGGATGTTAAAGGGTTTTATAACCTACTTACTAAAAAGGAAGGGTTAGAGTACATGCTTGCCATTGGTGATGTAAAGATTTTTGAACCCTATTCCGGCAGCTTCCCTTCCCCCTCACCTGACTGGGAACAGCCCATCGAGATAACTGACCAGCCCATCACCATTACCATCAAAGGCGGCACAGAGCAGCAGTCCATCACTCTGACACCACCCAGACCATTTACCAAGTGGGATAGATTGGAAAAGATCGACGGTGTGTGGTGCTGGGTGTATCAGAGCAAGGTCTTGCCAGGAGCGGAGATAAAGAAAAACTTCATGGGGATGCATAATTCAGGTTCTATGATGATAAAAATTTCAACACTTGGGGCTATGGATGAACAAAACGATGCCGTAAGCGATAAATTTATTTATTCAACTCAAAGTGTGTCCACGCTTAAAAACGGAGAATTTCGAATCATATACGGAAACGCTTATCTCAAAATAGATGGGATTACAACGGATGAGGAAGGAAGGCAGTGGCTTGAATCCAATGACATTATAATCATTGCACAGGCTTCCGCACCCGAGTACATCCCCCTTGCTGCATCCGAACAGGCCCAGCTCAACGCCCTCACCATGTATGCGGGCACTACCGAAATCACCAACAACGGCGGCTGTACCATGGATTTAACCTACACCGCAGATACCAAAACCTATATTGATAACAAGTTAGCGGCTATCAGTGCCGCTATGATAGGAGGTACATAATGTACGATATCATTAAAAATGTAATCACGTCCGGAAGCTATGAGCTGACGGACATCCTCAAAAAGATTGACACTATCTGGCTCCAAGGCACCCTCACTGAGGAGCAGCGCACGGAATTGATTGATCTGGCCCGCACCAGTGCAGACCCAGAAAACAGTTATGCGCCACTCCAGAAGCAGATTGACACTCTGTATGCCAATATGACCGAAATGGGTAAGACGATCCTCAATCTGACAGACAAGGTCAGTAAACTGGATGGTGGAAGCGTCACCCTGCCGGAGGCAGACGAGTATCCTGCATGGGTACAGCCCACAGGGGCACATGATGCCTATAACGCAGGCGATAAGATGACATACACAGACGGTAAGCGGTATGTCTGCCAGATGGATAACTGCGTATGGGGGCCGGACGTGTATCCGGCAGGCTGGAAACTGGCAGAATAACGGAGGATTACCATGGAAATACGAAAAGAGATTAAGCAGATAAATTGTTACGCAGGTCAAAACCGCCCAGCATGGATCGTGATGCACGAGACGGACAACTACAAGATGGGGGCCGGTGCACTCAAACACGCTCAGGCCCATAAAAACGGCAACCTGTCCACCTCTGTGCATTGGTATGTGGACGATACGGTAGCAGTACAGACGTTGTATTACAGCGACGGGGCTTATGCTGTAGGTAGACAGTACGGTACGCCTCTGGTGCCGGGAGTAACCAACACCAACAGCATTAACATCGAGATCTGCGTCAATCCAGACTCTGATTACGATCAGGCCCGGGCAAACTGCATTGAGCTGGTAAGGCAGATCATGGCAGAGCTGGAGATTGATGCCGATCATGTGATCCGGCACTACGATGCCAAGCGCAAGCATTGTCCCCGTAAGATGCTGGATCAGCCGCAGTTGTGGACAGATTTCAAGGCAGCGCTCGTGGAGCCACAGAGAAAATCCGGCTGGCAGCAGGAAGATGGCGGTTGGAGATACTACCTCGGAAACGGTCAGCCAGTTCGAAATGACTGGTACTGGCATGAGGGCAAGTGGTACTGGTTCGACGGCTCCGGCATAATGGTGCATGATACATGGTACAAGTATAAAGACCACTGGTACTACCTGGGTGCTGATGGTGCTATGGTAACAGGCCAGCAGACCATAGACGGTAAGTGGTACATCATGGATGATGAGGGCCGGATGATTGTGGAGCCGGTGACGCTTACTCCGGATCAGGATGGAGCACTGAGATGGCCGGGGCTGGCGTATGATTAAAATGTAAAAGAGAGTGGGGACTTAAAAAGTTTCCCACTTTTTTAAAATTATTTTAGATTCTTCTTGACTATTCGTAACGAATATGTTATAATCTTATATAGAAAGGAGGTAATAAGAAATGTCAAAACAAAAGAAAAAAGAAAAGCACCAACTTGAAAAAGTAGCTCTTATAGTTAGCATAATCAATATGGCGACAACCTCGATATGCTTAATCTATACGACCTTCTTCAAATAGGTGCTAGGCGGTGGAGATAATCTCCACTGCCTTCATTATAAGACATTTCCGAAAGAAAGTCTATGAAAAGAATAATATTACTTACAAATTTATCAACTCTATGTATTTGGAGTTACTTTGCAGTAAAAGAAATCAATGTTGTAAATAGTATTGCATTACTGGTAAGCATTATTGCCAATGTTGTTACATGGTTATGGATTCTTGCCGCAAGAGGGGAAACTGATGGAAGTAAGAGACGCTAAGGTAATATTTAATAAATCAGGTGGGACGAGTAGTCAAGGAGGATACACAACTAGAGTTACAATCCCCATCAGTTGGATTAAACAGATGGGGATTTCTCCAGATGACAGAGAAATTACGATAAGTTTTGATGGTGAAAAAATCATCATTGAAAAGAAACTATAAACCCAAAATAGAAAAGATTTAAGACAAGATAGATGGCAAAATTTTTGTCATTTATCTTGTCTTTTTTTGCCAAAATTCTTGTCCGGCTACAGTAATATTTTACTTGCAATTATTGCATTGCTGCTGGTAAGCATATGGCAACAGCTCAAAGAGATTAACGAAAGAGGAAAAGGAGATATGAGCGGAGAAAGGGAGAAAAAGAGAAATGCAGAATTTAGAGGCAGAAAATAAGGGCGCAGCAATGACAACGCAGGAAATGGCAGGCGCAGCAGATAACCGGGTAACATTTACAGCGGCAGAATTAGAGGGGCTGATACAGAAAGCAGCACGGGCAGCAGTAGCAGAGTACAAAAGGCAGGAAGAGAAAGACAGAAAGCAGAATAAGTATCATAATACCTTTATGCTGATGAAATGTTACCGGGACGCAGCTTTTCACATTGAGAACGCAATAAGCGACGGGGAGCAGCTGGAACTTGCAGGAATGACAGACGAACAGCAGCGTACATACTTAGAGAGTATCAGACGCAGCCGTTTTAAAACTCTGATTATGACGGCACACATTGATAAGGCGGCAGAAGAGATAGAACGCAGGAGAAAGGCAGCAGACAGAGAGATAGAGTATAAGGCGTTTGAAATGTACTTTATGCAGGGCATGGATTATGCAAAGATTGCAGAGGAACTGGACACGGGAAACAGCACGCCAAGACGCTGGATAACAGCTATTATAAATGAGCTGTCGGTATTGTTGTGGGGAATGGACGAGGACAAGATAAGATAGCAGGAATAGGCAGCGTGACAAAAGAATGAAAAAAACATGAAATTTACATGGAAAAACAAAAGAGATATAATGGTAACATGAAAAGAGTAGGCGAGAGCTTAACCGCAGAGGTGGCAGCAGTAACCTACTCTTTTTTGTTTTCATTCTTTAGCCTCCACCCAGCGCATGAAACTTAGGGCGCTGGGATACTAAAAGAAAGAGAGGGGACAGCGTGAAAGAATGGGCTAAGAGTTTTTATTTATCGGCAGCGTGGGAGAATACCAGAGCTGCTTACTTAATGTCACAAGACTTTATTTGTGAGAGATGCGGAGAGCCTGCGAAGATAGTGCATCACAAGCGCTGGCTTAACCGTGACAATATCAATGACACAGACATAACGCTTAACTGGGATAACTTAGAGGCGTTATGCCAAGACTGCCACAACAAGGAGCATCATAAGAGCGCACCGAGGCTGCGTTATAGATTTGATGCAGACGGCGGTATAATCCCCCCTATGCAGAAAAGAAATTAAAGGGGACAGATACCGAGGGGGATACCCTAAAATTACCCTACGGGCGTGCGCAGGCGTGGTGTAGGGGGTGTGGTATGGGGCAGAGGAACTGAAAGCGGGGTAAAAGAATGGCAACAAGGAAAGAAAAGACAAAAGAACAGAGGATAAAAGCAGAAAAGACCAGACTTAAAGGAATTTTCAAAGACTTAGACGAAAACAAAAAGAAGTTAGTAACGCCGCTGATAGAAAAGGCTGCTTTTATGAGTGTCGAGCTGGACGACTTGCAGGCAATGATAGAAAAAGACGGCTGGACAAGCGAATACCAGAACGGGCAGAACCAGTGGGGAACAAAGAAAAGCCCAGAGGCAGAAACTTACATAGCCTTAAGCAAGAACTATGCAGCAATCATTAAGCAGCTGACGGAATTAGTGCCAGCAGCAAAGCGGAAAGCAAGCAAACTGGCGGCACTGCGGGAAGAATAACCCGGAGTGATACCGTATAAAAATTATATCTATGAGTACCACGCAAAGATTACAAGCGGCGAAATAATAGCGGGGAAATGGATAAAACAGATATATAAAATCATTGTGGACGCACTGGAAAAGCAGGAGTATTTTTTTAATGCGAAAGCTGCAAATAAGGCTATTAAATTTATTGAGAATTTTTGCCACCACAGCAAGGGGCGCAATGATTTATTGAAACTGGAACTATGGCAAAAGGCTATAGTTTCTGTTATTTTTGGAGTGCAAGACGAGGAAAAAATACGAATTTTCCGAGAAATATTTATAGTTATCGGCAGAAAAAACGGCAAGAGTTTATTTGCGTCTGCGATAATTGCATACATGGCATTTTTAGAGCCGGAATACGGGCAGGAAATTTATTGTTTAGCGCCAAAGTTAGACCAAGCGGCGCTTGTGTATGACGGGTTTTATAAAATGGTACTGGCAGAGCCGGAGCTTGAAGAGCTGGCGAAGAAACGCCGCAGTGATATTTACATTGAGGAAAGCAACACGTTCGTAAAACCGATTGCTTTCAATGCCAAGAAATCAGACGGTTTTAACCCGCAGCTGGTGGTATGTGATGAAATGGCGGCATGGAGTGGGGACGCTGGACTTAAGCAGTATGAGGTTATGAAATCTGCTTTAGGCGCACGTACCCAGCCCATGATTTTGAGTATCAGTACAGCCGGATATATCAACGACAGTATTTATGACGAGCTGATGAAACGCAGTACCAGCTTTTTAAAGGGCAACAGCAAAGAGCGTAGGCTTTTACCGTTCCTCTACATGATTGACGACGTGGAAAAGTGGAACGATTTGGACGAGCTGAAAAAGGCTAACCCTAACATGGGCGTTTCCGTAAAAGAAAGCTTTTTCGTTGATGAAATAGCCGTAGCAGAGGGCAGCTTAAGCAAGAAAGCAGAGTTTATGACGAAGTATTGCAATATTAAGCAGAATAGCTCTATTGCATGGCTGGAATATACGACAGTAGACGGCGCAGGCGTTGAAAAGACCTTAGAGGACTTTAGGGACTGTTACGCCGTGGGCGGCATTGACTTAAGCCAGACAACAGACTTGACCGCAGCAAGCGTGGTAATTGAGAAAGAGGGTAAGCTATATGCGTTTACTCAATTCTTTATGCCACGGGGAAGAATTGAACACTTGCAGGCGACGGACGGCGTGCCTTATGACATATTTGTTAAAAAGGGACTGATTACTTTAAGCGGCGAGAACTACGTAGACTATCACGACGTTTACAACTGGTTTACTATGCTACTGGAAGTATACGGCATACGCCCGCTTAAGATTGGCTACGACAGATACAGCGCCCAGTACCTTATTACCGATATGGCAAATTACGGTTTCCACATGGACGACGTATATCAGGGCGAAAATCTTACGCCAGTTATCCGTGAATTTGAGGGCATCATAAAGGACGGAAATTTTAAGATTGCCGATAACAATTTACTAAAGACACATTTTTTAAACGTAGCGCTTAAGCACAATATGGAAACAAGGAAATTCAGACCGATTAAGATAGAGCAGCGAGCGCACATTGACGGTTTTGTATCGGTCATTGATGCAATGACGGTACGGCAGAAATACTGGGAAGAGTGCGGCGAGCTGCTGAAAAACGCCGCATAGAAAGGAGAGTGAACGGTATCAAATTCTTAGATTATCTTTTTCATGGGAAAGAGCTGCGATATATTGACAGCTATTTTAAGATGCTGAACGGGTACAGCCCTACGTTTACCAGCTATAGCGGCGGTGTATACGAAATGGACTTGACGAGAACGGCAGTAAATAATTTTGCCACGCATTGCAGCAAATTAAAGCCGGAGATTACGGGCAGCGCCCTTAAGCATCTGGAAAAAACATTACAGCATAAGCCTAATTATTTCATGGACACCACAAAGTTTATTAAGCGGCTTGCGACCTACGTAGCAGTAGAGCATACCGCTTTTATTGTGCCGATTGAGGACAAATTAGGCAGGCTATGCGGCTGGTATCCGCTGCGTGCGGAGCGCTGCGAGGTGGTAGAGGTAAAAGGACAGGTTTACTTACGGTATCTGTTTGCAAACGGGGAGCATGGGGCTATCGAATTTGAAAAAGTAGGTATCATAACCGACTTTGAATATACAGACGACCTTTTTGGAGAGGATAACCGAACGCTTAAGCCGACTATGCAGCTGATACATACGCAGAATGAGGGCATTATAAATGCCGTTAAAAATTCTGCAAATATCCGCTTTCTGGCAAAGGTGGCAAATATGCTGAAACCAGAGGATATTAGGAAAGAGCGGGAACGGTTTACCGAGGACAATTTAAGCGCCGACAATGACAGCGGAATGATTATTTATGATAATAAGTTTTCAGAGCTGAAACAAGTAGAGAGCAAACCGTACACGCCAAACGCATTGCAGATGCAGAACATACAAGAGAATGTATGCACGCATTTTGGCACGAACATGGATATTTTGCAAAACAAATTCAATGAGGAAACGTGGAACGCATACTACGAGGGAAAGATAGAACCGTTTGCAATCCAGCTTTCACTTGTTATGTCAAACATGACGTTTTCTGACAGAGAGATAGCGTGCGGAAATGCTATTACTTTTTCTGCAAACCGCCTGCAATATGCCAGCAACGCTACAAAGCTACAAGTAAGTACACAGCTTTTTGACCGTGCGCTGTTGAACCGTAACGGGGTAATGGATATATGGAATATGTCACACGTAGAGGACGGGGAAAAGTATTATATCCGAAAGGAATATACGGAAGTAAGCGAGCTGAACAACAGCAACAAAGAGCCGCAGATTATCATACAGCAGATACCGCAGGCAGGGCAGCAGGGTACAGACGACGGAAAGGGAAAAGAACCAACAGAGGGCGAGACGAAAGAGCCGCCAGACGACGGGAAACAGAAAGAGGGTGTAAATAATGCCGATTAAGAAAGAGAGGGAATATAGGGCGCTGGCAGCGCCGCTGACTGCGCAGGCAGCAGCCAAAAGAATAGATACAGACTATTACGTAGAGGGGTACGCTACAACTTTTGACAAGCCGTACCTGCTTTATGAATTTGAGGACGGGACAAAGTTTTACGAAAGAATAGACGCACACGCACTGGACGGCGCAGACATGAGCGACGTTATCATGCAGTACGACCATGCAGGCAGGGTATTTGCCAGACAGTCAAATAAGACGCTTATTTTAGTGCCAGACCATAAGGGGCTTTTAGTAGCGGCTGATTTAGGAAAGACAGATTTAGCCCGTGGGTTGTATCAGGACATTGAAGCAGGCATGATTACTAAAATGTCATGGGCGTTTACCGTGGCAGAGGAAACATACGACAGAGTAACACGCACGAGGACGATTTTAAAAATTAAAAAGGTTTATGACGTATCCGCAGTGAGCATACCAGCAAACGGGGATACCGAAATAAGCGCCCGTAATTTTGCTCATAGGAGTTATGAGGCAGAACGGCAGGAGTTGCTTAACAGACGGGTTGCACTACTAAAGATTAGGGCAAATTTATAACATGAAAAAAGGAGAGCAGAAACCATGAGATTAAAGGAGATTGAGGCAAGATTAGCCCAGATTAGAAACGAGCTGAACACCAGAGCGGCAGAACTGACCGCAGAGGAAATTACAGCACTGGAAACAGAGGTAACAGACTTGCAGGAAGAGCGCACGCAGATTGTGGAGCAGGCAGAGAGAAGAAATAAGTTGCTTGCCAGAATTGCGGCAGGAGAACCGATTGACGACGGAGTAGAAGGAGAGGGAACAACGCCGACAGTGCTTAGAAACTTTAAAGGGGCAGCAGGCGAGGGGGACGACGGCGACAAGTACGGAAGCATGGAATACAGAAAGGCATTTATGCGTTATGTATGCCGTGGTGCAGCTATCCCA